ATCAAGCAACTATTGACATCCTTAAATTGCATGGTTTCACAGCTTTACAACCACAACATGACGGCACTGACCAGATACAACCTGTGTATTTTAATGACAAAGTTAAATATCATCGACAGCTTGAAGCAAAAGACCTCTGCGCGACAGCCAAGCCCTTCATCACGCTTGCCACATCTCTGCACCGAGGAATTTACAACTATAGGATCAACAACAAAAGGGCCACAGCTTACATGTCCGACGTTAAGAACAACTTGACAGGTCTGGTCCTCCCAAAACTCGATAGGGATTTACTAAGCTCTTGGGTCGCCCTCGCCGAGCGAACCACTCGAGACGTGGGACTCCTCGTCATACACGGCGCTGGTGGTGCTGGCAAATCGAGAGCATTGCAGGAACTGCTCAGAAATTCCCCAGAGCTGCTCGAGGCCGTCAACATCGTAGTCCCTACCATTAATCTAGCCAACGACTGGAAGAAAAAACTGCCTGCCATGGACCCGCGTCGAGTCATGACCTTCGAAAAGGCTTGTGAGCGAGAGTGCAAAAGCGTAACTATTTTTGATGACTACGGCAAACTGCCAGCTGGCTTCGTAGATGCTTACCTCGCTATTAAAGTAAACGTTGAGCTGGCTATACTAACGGGCGACCAGCGTCAGTCTACTCACCATCAAGATAGGGAGTCACAGATAGCACTCCTAAGTTCCAACGTGGCCCATTTCTCACCATACACTGACTACTACATCAACGCCACTCACAGACAGCCCAAACGTTTAGCAAATCCCATTAAAGTGCATGCTGAGAGACTGATTGGAGGCTCCGTTCGCAGATCCGACCTAGTGCCTGATCGAGCGATGGTACTAGTGCCTGCCTTTAGGAGCCAGTCTTTACTGACTGATCTAGGCCGTCAAGCTATGACATACGCGGGATGCCAAGGGCTCACCCTCAACCACTTGACTATCGTGCTCGACAAAGACACTCCCCTCTGCTCCGAAGAAGTTCTCTATACAGCCTTTTCAAGAGCATCCGAGTCCATCACTTTTGTGAACACACACTCGGACAACCCTGAGTTTCTCGCGAAATTGGACGCTACCCCTTACCTCAAAACTCTGATCTCATGGGTTCGGGAGGACGAGCAAGCTGGTAGTTCAAACCCGCCCCCGGAGCCAAACGTCCGCGATGAACCCACCAAGACGCACATCCCCGTTACCAACGATCGAGTGCAGTTAGATGATAAAGTCGAGACAATGGAAGACAAAGACACGCGTGAACTGTGGTCTGGAGAGGAGAAAACTAACCTCATGCAAACCCAGGACCCTATTGTGCAACTCTTTCCTCACCAACAATCCAAGGATGAAGCTTTGTTCAAGATCACCATAGATGAGAGGATCCGGACGGCCAATCCTGAGAAGAACGCTAAGAGTCTGCAGCACACACTCAACGCTGGCGACTTACTATTCGAAGCGTATGCCCAATTCATGAAAGTGCCAGCGGAACCTCAAGCTTTTGACAAACGGCTGTGGACACACTGCAGACAACTTGCACTGAGAACGTACCTATCCAAACCGGCTGCTAACTTGCAACAAGGTGCTTCCCGACAAGACCCAGACTTCCCGGACAACGCCATTGCCCTTTTCAACAAGTCACAATGGGTCAAGAAACTTGAAAAAGTCGGCGCTAAGTTCAAAGCGGGCCAAACAATTTCCGCCTTTAAGCAGCAAGTTGTCCTACTCACAACGACCATGGCACTTTACCTTCGAAAGAAAAGAGAGCAGCATCAGCCGGATAATGTTTTCATAATGTGTGAGCGGACCCCCGAGCAGTTTAACAACTTCGTTTTAACTAAATGGGACTTCTCGCGACCTAATTACACATCCG